GATTTGTCATACTTTTTCACAAGCTTCATAAGAATCGTAAAAGGCAAGCCAGATTCTTTCATAGCGTCTTCAAATGACATACCGCCACTAGCTACAAGTTTCGCATAAGATGATGGAGAATACTTATTAATATTATAAGCTTCGAGTAGATCTTCACGGCCTAATTGTTTATAGACCTCTTTACGAGTATCTTCCATTTTGCTTGCGTATTCTGGATCTTCATTTCTGTTGAATACAATTTGCTGTGTAAGTGCACCTGAAATTCTTTGAACATCACCATCACGTGTGTCAATAAGCCAAGCCGCCAAATCTTTTGGACTCAGTTCCTTAAATTTACCATTAGCATCCGGTGCATCTGAATCATGCCATTTTGGCTGTTCTTCATTTATAAAATGCTCAAATAATTTTATGTGCTTCATGATTATTATTTAGTCAATGTTTTTTTCAAGATAGCTTCATTAGATTGCATACGTAAACAAGCTTTCTTACTTGAACGTGTGCTTCTTAGACCGCCTCTAAATTTTGCCTTATGGATTTCCTTCTTAGTCATTTGTATTCAATTGTTTTTGTAATTCTTTTGAAAGCTCTTTATCAGTTGATTTATCTTTTGCAACCATCTTACTCAATACACGCTTAATATCATTATCAGCCATACGCATGATATGTTCAGTTGATTGAATTCTAGATTCAAGCTTTACTTTATTCACATATGTTTTCAATTGCGGTTCGACCTCACCAATTTCATCCATACGCTCAATAATATTAGTTTCCAAATCCTTAAGAACTTGCTTTTTTATTTGGGTTGGATCATTATCATCAAAACCAGATTTAGACGGCCTGTATGATTTCATCGCAGCACCTGGACGTTTATCTTTAGTTGAAGTTGAGTATGGATCAAAATCATCTTGTGCTTCAAGCTCATTCTCGAATTCTTCAATGTTGTTTTCTTCCATATCAATCTTGGCAATACTAACGCGAGTCTCAACAAGCTGTTTAGCTAATTTATCAAGTTCTCTTTTAATTTTAGGATTCTTAAATAAACCCTTAAGCCAAGAAAATAATCCCTCGTCAAGCATTGCATCAATTTCAACGTCCGAAAGATTTGTATCCATGATAGAATTTATACACTCATATAATTCAGCGTTATTAAATGCTTCAAAAAGTTTTATGTGTTTCATTAGAATTGTGGGATACCCCCGATTTTTTTAGCACGTCTTCTCCATAAATCAAGTACGGCTTCACGTTCATTACCATCGATAACACCCGCTTGCTCTTGAGTATCTAAGTATCTATTTACAGCATCGGACATGCTCTCTCTTCTCTTCTTTGATTCATATCTTAAACCCTGTAGGTTTGCATCAACTTCTTTTGGAAGCATAAGATATTGTGACTGTGGAAGGATGCCCATTTTAATAAGTAATCTTACTTGGCTATCATCATCAGACGGTTTACCAGGTCTGTAGTTGCCAACCTCTTGACCGTCTTGTGTGATGTGTTCAATTTCATGGCGCATTGTATCAGAAAGATACATGTACATTGTTGACCATTCACCCGGTAACCACTCTGGATTAATGCCGAAATCAATAATGATATAAGGCGTTTGCTCATCACCATCGTCATCGAATGCACGACCATCAGCACCTGTAGAATCTAGGATTTCAAAACCCTTAACTTTATTACTAACATGTAGTGTACAAATTAAATCAAACGCAAGCTGACCATCAACGTCAGTTTCATATTCAATTTTGGCTTCACCACTTATATAGTTTTTTACCCAATACTTAAATACATCAGATGTAAGTTTAGAAGCTAATCCATCAAGACTGCTTCTACCTTCATTAATAAATGATTCAAATGTATTTATGTATTTCATATTGTTAATTATTCAGTTTCGCCATACATCGGTCTATCCTTCTTGCTAACTCTAAACCATTCGTTGTAATCTGCATATACGTGTTCCTTAGCCCAATCACCCATATTAGCCCAAACATCATTAAGCACTTGAATAGCACGCTCAGCAAAGGTGCCATTTGCACTTGCCAACTTTAATTCATCCCAAGTAATTGGTTGTGGACCTGTACTATCATTGCGTGTAAGATCTAAATCATATTCTCTATGCATGTTGATAATGTCATTCATTAAATCATATAATTCATGCGACCATCCTGATGCATTCTGAAGTTCTCCAAGAATAAACTTCTTCATAGGAGCTGGAACTTTAGCAGTAATTTTTGCGCCAACTTTTGCCTCAAATACAAAGCTTTCAAAAGTTTCAAAATGTTTCATTTTATAATAATATATTTTTATTGCATTATACTATATATCATAAAAAGAGTGAGGGGGAAACCAGTTCCCCCTCATTAGGATTAATCCTATTTTGATGCTAAACGCATCGTACATCTATGGCATAACACTTTGCTGGTGTTTATGTCGACCCGCACCACTTCATTGCAACCACCCTTAGGTGCAACTTTCCAGTACTTGCTGGTTTCTGGGTCGGCATTAATACAAAGGAGCTCTTTGTATCCGAGAGATTTCAATTTATCATTTGCCATAATCGGGTGATTTAATAATTATATGCTAAACTTTAAAAATGTTTCACTTGTCAATGCTGTCCATATAGAGTGATGTGACCATACCTACTACAAGTACCTCAGCAACATCAATACTGCCTACTCCAAAAATAACACCAAACACACCACTAATCATCCAAGTAATTGCAAGGAATGGCGCCCAATATTTTGGGGTTGTTATAATTTCAAGTAAGAACATACCAACATTCTTAGCATAATCGATTGCGTTTTCTAAAAAGTTTTTCATGATTTTTATTTTTTATGGATTAATAAAAGTTATACTGTATGCATAACATATTGTTCAAGGTACTTTTGTACCGCTAATTCTTTTGCCTTGGCTTCAACCTCAACATCAAGATCTAAACCATAGTCATTAATATATTCATAAATATAATCAGCGTGTGCCCGCTTATTGGTTTGCGAAGCGTCTTCGTGAATTTGTTTACATGAAGAGAAGTGCACCAGTTGCTTGGCACTTCGCCAAGTTGTAGCTGCCAGCTTAAGTGCTTCTTCTTGTGTTAGTTCTCCAGGGTGACACCAATGGTGGTGGTAATCGAACGTGATTGGAATGCCTATTTTGGCATAGACGGTACCGTGAAGATCTTCAACAGTATACTGTTTTTCTTTATCGTCGTTCTCAACCACCAATCGAGTACGAACTGCTGGATTCAAAAGCCAGAAGTTAGCACAGAAACGTGTCATGGCATCCTCTTTGTTTGGAGCTGTAGTGTTAACGTGGATATTAATGGCTGCATGTGGTGTGCGTGGTAATCCCATTAAGTCCATAATTTCACCGTGTTGATTTAAGTCTTTAATTGTATTCTTAACAACATGTGGTGTTGATGATGCCAAGACTGAAAACGGCCCGGGATGGAATGTTAAACGTTGTCCATAACTTTGTGCCAACGATCCAGCTTCTGCTAGAAGCTCTGCAATAACACTAAAGTTTGGCAAGTCACTTAGCTCATACTCAGACATCCACGGGAACATATCACTTGACATGCGGTAGAGCTTGATGCCATTGGCTTCATTCCATTCAATGATCTTAATCATATCACGACAATTAGCTTCAGCCAATTCACCTGCATATTGGATGCCACGTTCAAGGAACGTCTTCTTAATCATTGAGCGTCCAATGTATGTATTAGATTTCTTCTTAAGGGTTGTATTGATACAACAATATCCGTAATTAGTCATTATACTTTATACCGTTAATTCTACAAATGTTTATCATCTTACGTTCTATATTTGCAGCTTCTTCAAGTGTATAAACTTGTAGGTCTGCAAATACTAGTCCATCAGTGGCTTGCACATAAATATCATCGCATACAGAATGAACAGACGACACCTTATGTATGGTCATATCATCAATACACACAATATGCGATGTGTTTGAAATTCGCGCTAAGCGATCTTCAAATTCAAGCATTAATTCCAATCTTTTTCAAAGGCGTACCAATGATCGGCACCGGCACAATCGCGTAAAGCTTCCTTAACCAAAGTAGACATCGCAGCACCGCTTAACATTTGTACTTGTGCATTGATCCAAAGTTCAGCAAGTGCTTCAACGTTTTCCCATTTATTCAAGGCATACTCACTAAGTGCGGAATAAATACGCCCAGCAATATCGTTGTTATTACTACATCTAGAACCATAATATACATCGTGTGTATTTTTTGCAATCTCAGATACAATATCTTCAAAGTTTTCCATGGTGCGATATACTGAAATATAAGTTTCAATGGTCGCGCGTGAATTTGGGCCAATCATAGAAGAAGTGCTGGACCATCCGTTACACTTGATTTCGTTCACATTGAACTTGGGAGCTGATTTAGTCATTTGTTATTTTTTAATTATAAAGTAAATATAGCAAAAAAAGTTGAGATTAAAAAATCGGATTGTAAATTTTTTGAGTTATTTTTATAGAATGTTTTTTAGCCCAACCTTCTATCATCTTTTCACCACCCATACCAAGTTCTTCAATATGCCAATCGTGTGGTATAAGGGGTTTACGTTTGGTTGTTGTAATGATATCATCACACAATAACCCAGGTTTTGTGAATACAGCAAGATGCTTTTGAATACCTGTCTTTTTACGATATACGACTATAATCAATCTTCTGCAATTTTAAAGAATTCAAGTACTGTGTTCCAATTTGGAATATCATAGGTACCAAAATGAATGTGAATACCATCAAATTCATCTACGCCATTTGCAATACGATCATCAATCAAATAGTCCCCGCGTAATAGTCCTTTGTTATGGGATAGAATAAGACGCTTATACGCCTCGCTACCCAAATGCTTTTCAACCCAAATACGCTTGGCTTTCCATGCTTCTGGATTATCCCATGGCGCCGTAGATAAGATATAGACATTATACTTTTCACAAAGTTGTCTAAATCCAACTATTGCCCCAGGAATTGGTGGTGCATCGTAAAAGATCTGCGGATGCATATCTATAATTTTGCCAATACCATTTTTGGCAATATACTCTGGGCTGAATGTTTCGTGGATATAGTGCTCGATGTCAACAATAACGCCATCAAGATCTATGTAAACTATTTTATTATTAATCATTACTTACAAATATAGCAAATTTTTGTGAATTAAAAAAATCAATCGATACTTTTTTTACGCCCCCACCAACATTTTTTCGCTTCATATCAAATGGGACTACCCAAGCATGCTCGAGGTTTTTATGAATAGGTGTATATGCAACGCCTTCGTGTACATATACGTTAAAGCTATTTGCTTTCTTCTTTTTTTTATGTGGCATTATTCAATTGGTTTACGTCGGTCTAATTGAAATTTAGGTTCACATTTTTCACAAACAAAAGTTGTATAGTAGCCATGGTGTGGATGGCCCTTATGCATCTCAATGTCAATAGGTATTAGTGAACGTATTTCAGATTCTTTTAAGCAATGTGCACATAACACAATTTGCTTACTTCCAGTCTTCTTCGCCATTATCTTTTCTATGTTTACGTTTACGAGAATATTTAGACAGGTCGCCATGATCTTTTTGCATCATGCGACGTCTAATTAATTGAGAAAGGTGTCGACGGCTATATCCGTTAACTTCATCAAAGTCGTCTGGTAGAATATTCTTCTTAGACATGTTCAACCTTTTTATCATTTACATGTGTTAAACTAACACGTGACCACGTAAAGCGCTTTGTGTATTTATCCAATAACACCCACGCTTCTTCTTCATTCATAGCTTCAACTTCAAAATCGTCAAAGTCAAAGTCATTGTATCCTGGAACAAATCGAGTTCCTTGAAAATAGTACTTGTTAATATTGTTTTTCATATTGCTAATATACTAAAAAAATTCGACATAAAAAAATAATATATACAGAAATTTAAAAAAGTTTTAAATAATCAATGGCTAAAGTAGGTACATCATCTTCTAATTGGAAAGCAACACCAAAAAGAAGAAGACCAGGAGTTCATTCTAAGAAGAAGAATTCAGTTCATAAGAACGGTAAGAATTATCAAAAGAAGAACGTAGGTCAAGGTAGGAAACGTTAACTCATAGTTTCGATTTCACTTTTGTGATGTGCTTACAATCACCTCTGCGAAATGAATTTGCAGGACATGTACATTTCCAATATGTACCGTTGAAAGTCACATTATAAAATGTACCAGGTTTTGATGCTTCAATTTTCCAGTTACTTTTATTTGTAGCGGGCTGTTCTATCTTTGCCTCCTCCATTTTTTTAGCAACCTTATTTGGATCCATATCAGGTGGGTACCACAATGGTAGAGATTCATCAAACTCTATTTGATCTCGTGTTGTATCCTCCGGTACAGGGTGCCACCCTGGGGTTACATAAGTACCACTAAGGGTTCTAGCAATACCAAACACTGTACCAAAGTGATGGTGCATGGGAACTTTGATTTTATTCATTACCTAAGTCAATATTACGTTTATACAAATATACAAAAAAAGTCCGACATAAAAAAATGCCGGACTCGTTTTTTTCAAAAAAGTTTTGATTAGTTCAAAACTTCACCATGTTGGTATGAATTCAAACCTTTGAAAGGCGAAGGTACTTGATTACCAAGGTCCCAACCTTTCTTGCCAAGTAGATTACCAGCTTTAACCATAAGCGCGGTACCGTCGTGTGATTGGAAACCATCAACGTGGTCTTGGCCATGTGATGCAAAGTGCGTCATTGAATTTACAACAGACCACACTGATTGGTCAGATTGTGCATTCTTCAATTGAGCTACATTGAATTCATTAGCATCAATACCAGCACGTGAATACTCAAGCAAGTTTTCATTCAAAGGAATCCAACTAGTTGCACGATCACCTGCACCTGCATTCTTGATTGCCTTAGTTGCTTCTGAAAGTTCATACAAAGAAGCTGGGGTTGTACGTGCCTTTTGAACGATTGAATCAAATTCAGTCGGCATGAAATTACGTCGCGTAAGATTCTGCAAATAGTCGTTAAACTTATTAAGAGAATCAGTACTCAGGTTTGTCATGTTCCACTTGTCTTCTGCAAACGCAGTAGTAAGACCATTAGTACACCATAGACGATTTACATAAGGCGATACTTGAAAGCCCGTAAGTGGTGAATTCTTTAAAGAGATACCCGTTGTGAAAACGTCTTTCTCATCGCCAGCAACTGAAAACGCAGAACCGCTATTGTTGATTGCGTTGATAGTGACAATGCCGGTCAATGGGTCAGTAGTCCATTGGGTTACACCAAAGTTTCCGCCATTCAAAATGCGTTCTGCTTGGTCAACAAAGTTTGTATTAGAGATAAGTTCGTTTGATTGTTTTGTGAAAGCCACAATAACGCGGTTCACAGGATTCAAAACCATAGTCAAGCTTGATGTGCCACCAGCGTTGGTTGCCATTGCATTTTTCATCGTGTTGATGAATTGAGCTTTAGTCTTGGGATTGAAAAGTTGTTCGAACTTCTTAATGAAGGTTTGGCTCATGCCAACCATTTTCATTAGAGATTTAAAAGCATTAGGAGTAATGCTAATCTGTTTGCCATTGTAGAGAATAGTCTTCTCGTCAATGATTTCAATTTCACGCGCCAATACGGTTTTGCGTAGGGCTTGTGCGTTCAGGGTTTCGAGCTTGCGCGACTCGATTGCGTTGGAAGATAGTGTTGCTACCATGTTTTAATTTATTAATTAGACTTTATTGTCCTTTGATTATACAGTAAATATACAAAAAGTTTTCGACATAAAAAAGCTTTTTTGAAAAAAGTTTCAAAAAAAATAAAGGGGACCGAAGCCCCACTATTATAACTTTGCGTTTGCAAGAATGTCAAGGTAGTAAACGCCGTCACTACCAATTCTGTCAATGTCCCATTGAAGGTCATCTACTAATTTGTCTAGATCACGTTGATTTATTGTCTTCTCCGCCTTTACAAAAAAAGCATCAAGTGTTTGTTGACCTGATGTGCTCATTCTATCATAAACACTATCAAGCCCATTAAGTGCGTCAATCAAGTCTTGGTCTGAAATCTTTTTCTTAGCCATGTTAAATTACTTTGTTTAATTATATATTCTTGTTGATGTATATTTTAGCAAGGTCTTTTTCAAGCCCCTTTGCCTCAGCTTCCCAAGGCCTATCGTAATATGATATTGTATTTAACTTTTCTAGATCATACTTTTCGCCTTTCCAGTAAAACGTCTGACTCTCATGGTCAAACACCATATCGCCGCGACTTACTTGATGTACGTGAACAAGCTCGTGTGAAATCACAAGCGGCAACATATCATCTGGGCAATCCTCAAATACACATACACCATGGTTGCCCATGAAATAATATGCAAATGCATACTTGTCGCTTCGCGTTTCTTTAAGCTTACGCACATTAATATCGACAGTAAGGCCAAGGTGTTTGGCCACCCGTTCTGCTGCACTACGCACTTTGCGTTGTTGATGGCTAAAGCCAGAAACATTAATCTTATTCATACACTACAAATATAGCAAATCCCGGCGACATAAAAAAATATATGCCTTAAAAAATTGGATCTGTTTTGTATTTAGTATCGTGCGCATTTACAAGTTCTGGGAATGCGCCATCAATATTAGTGACAATAACTTCAACCGTTGTATCCTCGCGTTCAACAGCTTTAACTCTGGCAGCCCACGCATTATAACTCATATCAATCAAATATGTGTTGAATGCCTTTGACCATTCAATAAGATAGTCATTGGTTTCACCGCGGTGAGCAAATGTGTTTGATAGGATAAATGAATAACCCTCTTTATCAAGCATGGTAATATACGCTAATAGTGTATGTTCGTCTTGGTCTGTCCATCCACCATACTGAAACTTAGATGCCACATATGGCGGGTCAAAGTATATGATATCTTTTTGCTTGTCAACCTTTGATAGGTCCAGGGTTTCATATGAACCATATACCACATCAATGTTTTTATCTTGCGCTATTTTGATATGTTGTTCAATACGACCTGGATCAAATGGCTTTTCACCATACGCTGCATTAAATCCCTTTGAACTAAATCTAAATAAAGAATTGAATGACATCTGAATAAGAATATACAACATGTGTGCATTTTCATTATTCAAACCATGCTGCATATAGAGAACATTTAAGTCGTCTCGCAACTTATTATAACTATCCTTAGCATTACAACCCTCCGGGAAATATTCGGCATAAGTGCTTAATACTCTGTCCATTAAACCAGGGTCTTTCAGAACATTGTGCAATACAACCACATGTGGGTTGATATCGCGACCCTGACCGCCTCCATTTGAATTATAGATACAAACGCCCGATCCGATAAAGGGCTCATGCACACACTGATATTTGTGCATTACGGGCTTCAGATACTTATTCCAAATTCGGTACTTATTACCGCTATATGAAAACGGTCCTTTGATCATTCTTCAGTGCGAGTATCGTTGGTCTCTTTGCCGTAACCATATTTTTTAATATAGTTATCTAGACCACCAATATATGCCGCGGCATCAAGTAGATTGTCCTCTTTATAATTATAAGAATGACGACTAAACTTAAGAGCAATAAGAGCTGCATACATATCAGGTCCTGTAAAGTCTTTACCCGTCATACCGGATGCAATCATGGCTGCACGCTGCATGCCTTCTTCAAATGGACCATACATGCGCTCCTTTTCTTCTGAGCGATGATTGATAATTTTGTTAGCTTCTTCTAGAATGTTCATATGATATTATTTTAATATTATAGTATTAGAGTGTAATATTGTTTCATAACAAAAAGCCCAGGTCTCCCCGGGCTTTTATAGTGTTAGAGTATGTTATCGTCTGATTACCTCATCAATGATTCCGTACTTAACTGCTTCATCAGCGGTCAACCAAAAATCACGAGTTGCATCTTTAGCAACTTTGGTGGCAGTCTTACCGCAGTAAGCGCCAAGCAATTCAAACAGCTCTTTGTTAATCTTCTGCCATTCGATCCAATCAACTTCCGCATCCTGAATGTTTCCAGAGAAACCACCAGAAGATTGGTGTAACATAGTACGAGAGTGTCTTAGCGATGCACGCTTTCCTTTAGTACCTGCGCCAAGAAGTACCGAACCCATAGATGCTGCCATCCCAGTATTAACCGTGCGGATATCACACTTGATGTATTCCATTACGTCAACCATAGACAAACCTGATTTTACAGAACCACCTGGACTATCGATGTGCATTGTGATATCGTCCTTACTTGTATTATCTAAGAACATCAACTGAGCTTGAACTACAGTAGACATATTGTCATTTACAGGACCAGCAACCCATAGGATGCGATCGCGCATAAGTCGCGAAAAAATATCCATCTGTGTCATACGCATTTCGCGCTCTTCAAGGATGTATGGTGTCATAGAAGCTTCGATCTGCTTCTGGTAATAATCCATGTTTGATGAACTTACGTTCCAATCGCTCATGGCATACTTTTTAAATTCGTTAGAGTTGTTCATTTTTTTCAATAATTTTTACAAGGTCTTTAATAAGCATGCAAGATTCATATTCTTCAATATTTGTGAAGTACTCTAAACACTTGCCAAGAGACTTTAGATATCCATCTTCATCTAATTCCATATCATACTCCATACCATCAGAATCCACGAGGATTGCAAGTGGTTCGTCTTCAGGTAAATTACCTTCGATCGAATCAATAATATAGGTTACAATGCGGCGATAGAAATCATCGTGATTTGATTGAAGTTCAAGTTCAATATCTTCAATAGTTTCAATTGAACCAATCTCAATCCTGGGAACATGTGGAAGATCTCGCGGTTCTTCTTCATACCATTCATCCATCATACTAATATGTATTTGTGCAATAATTCTTTATAATCGGCTTGTGTTGCATCTGGGTTTTTAGCCAGCATATCAACTTCATTTATATACGCTTTACCAGTTTCTGTAATATTATAATATGGTGCGCTATTAGTAATAGTGAATAGTGGTGCTTTAACTTTTAGCTCAATAGTTCTATTAAGAGCGCGCTCATTCTTAATCTTGTCGGCCAATTCAAAATGGCGTTCATAGAAGTGGATGTTATCAGCGCAGTGGTAATAGGTACCGGTCTCTAATTCAGGATATGTTACCTGAAGTTGCAGTAGTACGTGTTGATAAACAAACGAAAAGAATGGTGCATCAAAAGTCAAACCATAAAAGATATCGTTAGAACGCATCTGAACTTTCATATTCAATTGATTGTCGCGAATATAGAAGTTCATGTACATAGTACATACAAAGTCTTTATTGCCTTCAAATTGAAACTTAGGTTGATTCAAGAATGCAATAGCTTGTCGGCTATTCTTATCTTTTTCAAGTGATTCAATAACCCACTTCAGCTGATCGCCAAAAAGCAATGAACCATAGTTTGAATTAATTTCATTTGTATTGGGGTTTGTAATACCTTTCCAGAATCCAGAGAATTGAGAAATATAATTAATGTCTCTGTCTTGTAAGAGGTACCATGCAAGCTCGCCTGCAAAATACTTGAAATTAAACTTTCGGTTTTCAAAATCCGCAATGGTAAATCTTGGGTCAAATGCTCGCATATCAACTGCAAGCTCTTTAACTTTTAGATCACGTGGTTGCGAAACTTGGCCTTGTGATTCGATATCTAAAATGATGTCCTGAAATATTGTATTAAACATATTGCGCTAGTATTATAATCATTTATTATATGATTATTTTACAGAAAGTTTATCAGAACCTTTACGATATGATACAGCGTATACCTTTTCACCTGGTACGATTTCACCATCTAGAATACCATCTGCAAGAATGTCTTCTACATATTTTTGGATTGCGCGCTTAAGTGGACGAGCACCGTATGCAACATCATAACCTTCAGTTACCAAGAAGTCTTTTGCTGCTTTTGTAAACTTGATACGGATATCTTGCTCAAACATACGCTCACGTACATTGTTCAATTCAATGTCTACAATATCAAGCATATCGTGTGCTGTTAATTGATTGAACAATACTGTTTCATCAAGACGATTCAAGAATTCAGGTGTGAACTTAGATTTAAGTTCTTTGTCAATCACAGCGTCAATACGCGCTTTTTCAGTTGCAATAGATGATGCACTTTGGAATCCAATCCCAGCACCAAATTCAGCAGCTTTCTTAGCACCAACGTTTGAAGTCATAATAATGATAGTATTAGTGAAGTCAATTGTACGACCAAGTGAATCTGTCAAACGACCATCGTCAAGTACCTGAAGCAACACGTTGAATGTGTCTGGGTGTGCCTTTTCAATCTCGTCAAATAGAACAACTGAATAAGGTTTGCGACGAACAGCTTCAGTTAGCTGACCACCATCTTCGTGACCAACATATCCCGGAGGTGCTCCAGTCAAACGTGATACATTAAACTTTTCTTGGTACTCTGACATATCAATACGAATCATCGCATCATCAGAACCAAACATATAACGTGCAAGCGCCTTTACTGTTTCAGTCTTACCAACACCGGTTGGACCCAAGAACATAAACGAACCAATAGGTTTCTTGTGCGAAGATACACCAACACGTGAGCGCTTAATAACGGCAGCCAATGCATCAACTGCATTATCTTGACCAATGATTTGCTTCTTAAGTTCTTCACCCAACATCTTAATCATTCGGCTTTCGTCACCAGATAGACGTGAGAGTGGAATACCAGTTTGTTGTGATAGCGTTTCAGCAATGATTTCAAAATCAACTTGCTTACGATTATCATTCAATGACTTTTCCCATTTAGTAATAGCTTCTTCAAGCTCAGCGCGCTTGTTCATTTCCTTATCACGGAATGATGCCGCCTTTTCATAGTCTTGTTCCTTAACACTATCCAGCTTCTCCATCTTTAGAAGCTCAGCTTCTTTTTCAATCTTCTTAATAGATGTAGGTACCTTTACTTCTTCGAGGTGTAACTTAGCACCCGCTTCATCCATAAGGTCAATGGCCTTATCCGGAAGTTCGCGCGAAGAAATGTAACGATCACTCAAACGTGCACATGCTTCAATAGCATCGTCAGTATATTCAACGGCATGGTGATCTTCATACTTATTCTTGATGCGATTCAAGATAATAATAGTGTCTTCAACCGAAGGTGCTTCAATGAATACCTCCTGGAAGCGACGTGTCAATGCACCGTCGTCTTCAATGTTCTCACGGTATTCATCTAATGTCGTAGCACCAATGCATTGAACTTGACCACGTGCAAGGGCTGGCTTCAAAATATTAGATGCATCCAATGAACCGCTAACACCACCCGCACCTACAATAGTATGGATTTCGTCAATGAAACAAATAACGTTAGGGTTGTCTTTAAGTTCATCTACAATATTCTTCATGCGTTCTTCGAACTCGCCGCGGTATTTTGTACCCGCTACGATGATTGTCATGTTCAAAGAAATAAGACGCTTACCAATAAGTGTGCGAGCAACTTTACCTTCAACAATACGTTGTGCAATAGCTTCAACAATAGCGGTCTTACCTACACCCGGTTCGCCCAGAATGATAGGATTGTTTTTCTTGCGACGTGCAAGGATTTGACAAATGCGCAGAATTTCTGCATCGCGACCAATAATAGAATCAAGCTTGCCTTCCTGTGCAAGCGCCGTAAGGTCTTCGCCAAACTGATCTAAGTAAGGCGTCTTACCAGCTTTTTTGTTTGGCTTATTACCCCCGCGTTCGTATGGATCTTGTATAGACATTGGATGTATTTTATTTGTATATTATATTCAATATATTTATTTAGTTTACTTTTTGAACCTATTTTACAATGTGGTCCGCAGCGTGAATAGCTGGCAATACATCGGGCTTGATATTTGCCTTAATACCTAACGATTCAACATAACCCTTGGCTGCCGCAACAAGTTTATTTGAACGCATATTTGGATCGGCATTTAAGTCTAAGTCAATATTATCAACAATAATGCCATTGCTATTTAGATATTGTGCAACCTCAACGGAGTATTCAACCTCTTGCCACAACCTAGACCAAAAGTCTCGGATAGGTGGAACAACCTTATTGCGTTGATATAGTACATGACACCCTGTATTACCAACGTGTAATACTACTGTAGTGGCATAGTTTGTTTGTAGTTGTCGATTTTGGCTATCACACCCGATATAAATTCTAACATGTTCCTCACCAACTTCGGCAAGGTATTGTTTTACATAATCAGCTAAGTTGATTTTCTTGCCGTCGGTCAAACGATGAAACGTCATATATTAGAAATTAACATCATTATTATCTTTGTACTTTTTGAAGTATTCCATAATCTTATCACGGGCTTCTTCAGCTGTGTCAACTACACGGAAAAGGTCCAAGTCTTTTTCACTCATACGACCAGATTCAACTAGTGTTGCTTTAATCCAATCAATGAGACCACTCCAGAATTCAGTACCCACCAATACAATTGGGTATTTAATATTATGACCTGTTTGTGCAAGAGTTAAAGCTTCGAACAATTCATCAAGCGTACCCAAACCACCTGGGTAGATAACAAAACCCTGTGAGTATTTAAGGAACATTACCTTTCTTGTAAAAAAGTATCTGTTCTCAACTCCCATTTCAACATACTTATTCATACCACTTTCAAATGGTAATTCAATCCCAATTCCAATCGACTTACCGCCGACTTCTTTGGCTCCATGATTTGCAGCGGCCATAATTCCAGGTCCTCCTCCAGTAATCAGTCCAAATCCTTCACAGGCAATTAGCTTGCCAAACAATTTAGCATCTTCATACCATTTAGTTCCTACCTTAGTTCTTGCACTTCCAAATACGGAAATGCAGGGAATATCTAGTTCATTAAACGTATCGAAACCTTTTGTGAATTCAGCCTGGATTCTTAAGATTTGCCAAGCATCTTTTGATTTATCGGATTTATTCCAATTCATATTTTGAGTATTAAATGATACAGATGTTATACTCAAAAAACTAAAAATGTTTATAAAAGAAAAACCCCAGTCGTTCAACCAGGGTTCATCTAGAACAAATATGTCATAAGTAAATTAAATATTGCTTAGAACATGTAACACAAATTCGATATAGTATATATCATGTACAGTTTAAAAATATCTTACTTTTACAATAAAATATCATAATGGGTACGCATATTGTACCAAACGATACTTTATTTAGTACCTGCCGCTTTAATAAGATCAGATGATGATTGAATCTTACCACCACCCACATTCCAAAGCATATCAATCTTGTAAGCGCTAGAGAATCCAGCTTCAGGGGTGTTACCATCAACCCTGTCGCCACCATTAGCAAAAGCAATGGTACAATCAGGATACATCGTCTGCACTCTTACAAGCAAATTAATGGCTGTATCGTCATCATCATTAAATGGAAGTACTTCATCAACAGCATGAAATGCTCTGATAATTTCCGCCCGTTCTGCAAAGTTCATAAATGCTTTACCTTTCTTTCTAACTAGCCAAGCATCTGAATTGGCACCGGCGATAACCTTGTATCCAAGTTGTTTTGCAGCTTCAAACATTCGCACGTGTCCCTTATGAACAGGATCAAATCCACCGCTTACAACTACAATATCATATTGTTTATCTCTCTCCATTATAATGTTTTTAATAATTTATCCCCAAACTTATCTAGTAAGATTTCATTGATAGACATGTTAATTGGGCGAGTAGCTATTGAATCTTTCCATGGATAATGCTGGTGCCATGTAGTCCACATCTCACCTTCGGCTTCTAGTCCATGTGTAGTATTTCTTAATCTATTTGATTTAAATACAAATTGATTATTATTAGCTTCTAGTAATTCTACAAGGGCATCGCGCATTTCAAGTTGCACCAATCCCCAAATCTTATAATCAATTCCTTCTAATTTAATACGAACCTCGGTATGTACATTAAAGCCAAGGTCTAGATTCACAATAAGTTGGTTATTAGATACAATCTTAAGAACTGTACCTTTATATGTGTATTCAGGTTTTAGTACCATTAGTTTTGGATGGCAATATAAAGATTAAGTGAAGTGGCAATACACAACCATGCAAAGTACGGCAAACCCCATACTGCTTTCTTCCAACCCAATTCTGTTCTTGAAATATGAATCATAAGTAAGATAGTAAGTGTAAGGTCTGTAATTACCAGGGCTGATAACCAAACCCAATGCAATTCAAAGAACAAATAGTTCCAACCTACATTGAGACCCCAGCTACTTGCAAAAAGCATATTCATCCCGGTATTATAATCATAGGTATTGTAATAATTTGCAAGGAACGCCGCGAAGGTAAATCCAATCGCTGTCCATGCTGTACCAAACACCCAACCCGGTGGTGTCCATGGTGCCTGATCTAAACCAATATACCAATCACTTATAACCCCTTCCATAGTTGCAAATCCCCCAATCCATAGACCGAAGAAATTAACTACAGCGAATAATCCAAAAAGCGCCCAGAAATTTGCTTTCATTATTGTGGAAGCTTCGACTTGATCTCATTAAAGAGTCCACGGACATTTGCAAGCTTCTCATCGTTATCTGCAGAAAGACCCAAATCGATCATCGACATTCTATGTTCTTCAGGCAAACCTGCAAGCACTTGTATAATTTCATCAGCATCGGCTTCAAACGTTTCCACCAATACTTGAAACAACATTTCGTCTACTGACATATTAGATTCTTGATTTTCCATAATT